ATTGGGAAGATTTTCCCTGAAAATGGCTCGGCTAGGCATTATCAGGAATGAAAGCAATTGCAATGGCGGAATTGGGAGAGATTGTCCGCCTTCGGGACGAATCGGCTTACCGAGGTGTGCCAGAACCGCGAATCCACACTAAACTCAATAATTTGCCCTCTTATGGCGAGCAAATGATCAAATTTTGCGAGGAAATCGGCTTTGAACTGATGCCTTGGCAGCAATGGCTGGCTCATCACACCTTAAAATATAAACCTGATGGCCGTTGGGCTCACCCAGTAGTTACCTTGCTTTGCGCTCGTCAGCAGGGTAAATCGACTTTTATGGCGCTTCAAATCTTATTTAGAATCTATGTATTAAGGGAGAAATTGCAAGTCCATACGGCTCATAAGCTAACTACTTCAGCTGAATTGTTTTACAAAATCTATGGAATTATTGAACAGAATCCCAGACTATTTGCTGAATTTACTAAGAAGCTAGAAAGCAAGGGTTTTCAAGAATTGCAATTTACAGAAGGTCGGCGATATATCGTCAGGGCCAATAATTCTGCCGGTCGAGGCATTGCAGCCCCAGAGACAATACATCTCGATGAAGCTAGAGAATATAAAGACGAGGATGTCTGGTCTGCCTTGCGCTATACGCAAATGGCTTCAGCCAATCCTCAAATATGGGTTTATAGCAATGCTGGTGATCAGCACAGTATTGTGCTTAATAAACTTAGAGAAAGAGCAATGGCTGCCATCTTTGGCGGTAACGATGATATTGGTTGGTTTGAATGGTCTGCTCCGACGGGTATTAAATTTGATAACTCCCCAACCTTCTGGCTAGGTGTCTGCCAAGCTAATCCATCTCTTGGCCTAACAGTTCATCCAGATAATATTCGAGCAGTTTTATCAGACCCCGAGGATATTGTGCGCACCGAAGTTTTATGCCAATGGGTCGATACGATTAACCCAGTTATTAATCCGTCTCAATGGGAAAATTGCAGAGTTGAAGGCTTGCGACTTGACCCTGAAGCTGATACTTGGCTGGCTATTGATCTAAGCCCTGATAGGAAGCAAGCTGCGTTAGTGGCCAGTCAAAGACTGCTAGGCGATAAGTTCCAAGTAATACTTTTACAGACTTGGCATAACCCAGCCAATCTGGATGATAAAGCAATGGCTAATGATGTAGCCGAATGGTTCAGAAAATACCCAGTCCAGCTAGTTGCTTATTCAGCTAAAACTGCGTCAGCGGTGGCGGCTAGATTAGCGCCTGCTGGTATTAGGGTTGAACCGATAGATGGCCTTGATTATGCCCAAAGCTGCGATGAATTGTTGGGAGCAATATCCTCGCAGCGGTTAGCTCACTCGGGACAGGAAGAGCTGACCAAGCAATGCCTATCCGCCGTCAAGCTACCTTTCGGAGACGGCGGTTGGGTAATGGGTCGCAAAGTCAGCAATACGACAATCTGCGGTGCAATTGCATCAGCCTTAGCAACACATTATGCAACGATGGCTGAAAGTGGCGTAGATATTCAAATAGTGTAAGTAGGCTCGCTTACAATGTAAGCAATGGGTGCTATAAGAGATTTTCTATTTCCAAGCGTAGAAGCTGCCAAGCCAAACACAATAGATGTGCTGGCAGCTAATTTGCAACCGCTTCAGAACCTTGATTACTTTAGTGTTCTAGGAAGTCCAGTATCGACTACTCGTCAATTGGCAATGTCAGTCCCGTCAGTTGCACGCGCAAGAAATATTATCTGCGGAACTATTGGATCATTACCTCTTACAACTTTTAATCGCATAACTGGCGAGTATGTAGATCCGCATCGCGTTATTAATCAGCCAGACCCAAGAGTTGCTGGCTTTGTAGTTTATTGCTGGCTAGCTGAGGATATTTGGCTATATGGTGCTGGCTATGGTCAAGTGCTAGAAATGTATTCATCAACAGATGGCGGTCGCGTAAGAGCTTGGACAAGAATTAGACCAAGTCGCGTATCAGTAGATACAGAAATACAGACCGATACGATTACTGGATACAAAGTCGATGGCAAACCAGTTCCAATTTCTGGCGTTGGCTCAATTATTAGATTTGATGGCCCAGATGAAGGCTTATTGCATCGCGCTGGCAAGACAATACAAGCAGCAGTTTATTTAGAGAACGCAGCAGTAAATTATGCCAAAGAGCCAGCTCCAACTATGGTGCTTAAATCAAATGGCACTAATTTAACTGCCGAAAGAATATCATCATTATTATCTGCTTGGAAAACTGCGCGTCAATCCAGATCAACTGCATTTCTAAATGCCGATGTTGATTTAAAAGAGTTTGGCTTTGACCCTAAGTCAATGCAGCTAGCAGAAGCCCGTCAGTATGTAGCGCTAGAATTAGCAAGAGCTTGCGGTATCCCCGCATACTTCTTGAGCGCCGAGCAGACTTCAATGACCTATTCCAACGCAGTTACCGAGCGGCGCTCACTTGTCGATTTCTCACTTCGCCCAATACTTAAGGCAATTGAGGAACGCCTATCGTTGCCGGACTTTGTGCCTAATCCAGTAATGACGCGCTTTGCACTTGACGATTTCCTACGCGGTAACGCGTTAGAAAGAGCGCAAGTATATGAAATATTAAACCGCATTGGCGCGATCAGCGTTGAGCAGATTCAGCGAGAAGAGGATCTAATACCTAATGAAAATTAATATGCCTATGGCAGTTACAGCTGCCGACACCATCAAGAGAACTATAACTGGGACGATAGTTACTTGGAATGAGCAAGGCAATACTTCAGTCGGCCCGACAGTATTTGCAGAAGATTCAATTGAAATGTCAAATGTCAAGCTTCTACTGGAACACGACCGCACTCGACCAATTGGCAAAATGAAAGAATACAAAAAGACTAAAGCTGGTATTGAAGCAACATTTAAGATTGCAAATACTATGGCAGGAGAAGATGCCCTAGTAGAAGCTAGTGAGGGATTGCGCGACGGATTTAGCGTTGGCGCACAAATCAACGAATGGACTAATAACAAAGGCGTAATGCAGATTACTTCAGCAACACTCGAAGAAGTATCGCTAGTAACCGACCCTGCAATCGATTCTGCTCGCGTAAGTCAAGTAGCAGCATCCGAAGAAGAAGTAAAAGATTCTGACGCAGCAACCGCTGATTCAGACAAACCAACCGAAGGAGACCAAGTGTCTGACACCACCGCTCCTGCTCCTGCCGTTGAAGAAGCGGTAGAAGCAGCCAAGGTTGAAGCGACAAGTCCAAGGCCAGCGTTCTATACGCGTCCAAGACTTGATCCTTCACCAGTCAAATATCTCGAGGCCACAATTAAGGCCGTACTCGGAGATGAGTCCGCTCGCCAATATGTAGCAGCTGCCGCTGATACAACTGACAACGCAGGTCTTGTCCCAACTCGCCAGCTCAGCGAAGTAATCAATGGGCTAGCTAACACTACAAGAAGCAACATTGATGCAATTTCAACTGGCGTTCTACCTGATGCTGGAATGAGCTTTGAGATTCCAAAAATCACAGTTATGCCAACAGTTGCAGAAGTTGCTGAAGCAGGAACGCCATCTGAAACTGACCAAAATGCAGCGTTCGTTACTGTGTCTGTCAAAAAATACAGTGGCTCTCAGAAATTCAGCATAGAGCTATTAGATCGCAGCTCACCACTATTCTTAACAGAGTTGCTCAACAATATGTCCGCAGCTTATGCAAAGGTTACAGATACCGCAGTAAATGCTGCGATTATTTCTGGCGCAACTCTTGACTCAACTTCTCTTGCCACTTATCCAACAGCTTCAGAGCTGCTTGGATTCGTATCACGCGGAGCTGCATCCGTTTATAACAATACTCAGAGATTTGCTCGCAATATTATTGCTAACACTTCTCAGTGGTCTAACTTGATGACTCTTAACGATGGTGGTCGCCCAATTTATATTGCTTCACAGCCACAAAATGCTGGCGGGGTAGTTTCACCAACCAGCATTCGGGGTGTTGTCGCAGGACTTGATTTGTATGTAACTGCTAACACAGCAGCTACAACTGATACCGATGGCTCAATGCTCATTGTTGATCCAGCTGCTTACACCTTCTACGAGAGCCCAACATTCCAGTTGCGCGCTGATGTAGTTGAAAGCGGTCAGGTTTATGTGTCGCTTTATGGCTATGGCGCAATCGCCACAAAGATTGGCGCTGGCGCATTTAAGATCAACAAGACCTGATAAACCACAGTAGTGACGGCCAGTCCGCTCCCGAGCTGGCCGCTCACCTAAATGCTTGAAAGGATGACGAAATGCCAACAATAGTTACGGCTGCCGAGCTTAGAACCATTATTGGTGTTTCGTCATCTTTGTATAACGATGCTTATCTTAATGACATAGTGGACGCTTCCGAGAATTTAATTTTGCCAATGCTAGTTACATTCGAAAGCAAAATTGACAAAGTAAAGCTAGAAGAAAATATTGCTTACTTTGAGACCGCAACAATTCACGAATTTACCGAAGGCCAATCCGTTGTAATTACTGGCTGCGGAGCTCCTTTTAATGGCACTCACACAGTAACTGATGACGAAATTACCGATTATGTATTTACAGTCGCAATCACCAATGCAGACATATTGGAAAAAAATATTATCCCAGCAGGAAACGCTGCGTTATCTGGATTATCGACCTATGTCGGAAACCCCAATGCTGAAGCTGCTATTTTGGCTATCTCCGTTGAAATCTTCCAATCAAGAACCGCAGCAGGCGGATCAATCGAAGGCGTAGATTTTGCAGTTACCCCTTACCGCCTATCTAAAAATTTACTTGCCAAAGTAACTGGCTTGCTTGGTCCATATATTGATGTTGAAACTATGGTGGGCTAATGCCAGCATCAACAATTGCCACAGATGTAAGAGGCGCGATTAAGACCGCTCTGGCAGCTTGCAGCGCCAATATTTATGACTCAGTTCCAGAAGCGCCAATAGTTCCAGCAATCGTAGTCGTCCCAGATGCGCCTTATATGGAGCTTGAAATCATAGGTAAAGCAACTACTTGCGTAAAATTAAATTACACGGTAACAGCTTGCGTTGCGTATTTCAGCAACGCCGCTTCACTTGACAATTTAGAGAAATTAATTATTAGTATTCTTGGAGCGCTTAACGCTTCCAAGTATGAGTTATCGACAGTCGATAGGCCGTCAGTAACAACAGTAGGAACGACCAATTTATTGGTTGCAGACATACGCTTGAGCGTCCGCTACGAGCAAACCGCATAGGAGACCCAAATGGCAACTACAGTAATAACTGGGCGCGATGTAACCTTTACACTCGATAGCGCTAATTACGACGCCCAGACAACAAGCGCAGTTTTAAGCTGCGAAACAATTATCGAGACCTATCAAACCCTTGATGGGCGCGCTTATAAGTCCGTTGATAAGCAATGGACATTTACAATTGAACTATTGCAGGATTGGGGAGCTGCTAGCTCACTATTTGAAGCAATGTGGGCTGATGCTGAATCAGCACCTAACACAGCACTAAATGTTTCATTTACCGCAGTAACTGGAGCAGTATTTGCTTTTACAGTATTGCCAATCTTCCCAGCAGCAGGTGGCGCAGCACCAGGAGCGCTAACTGATACTTGGACAATGACAGTCATTGGAACACCAACAGAGACCTTCAGCTAAGAGATCGGAGCATCGGGAGCTATGAAATTATTAATCACAATTGAATATAACTCAGGGGAATCAGCAACTTATATTGCTCAACCGCCAGAGTGGGCTAAGTGGGAAAAGGCAACTGGACACACTATTACCAAGGCTCAAGAAAATATAGGAATCTGGGACTTAATGTTCTTGGCCTATAACGCTTATAAGCGCGAAAACGCTGGTAAGCCAGTAAAGAGCTTTGAAGTATGGATGGAAACAGTTGCCGACATTAAGACAGGCAACGATGACCCAAAAGCCATCAGCCCGACAGCGTAAGGCGGCTATTAGTAATAGTTGCTCTTAAGACTGGCATCCCGATTCAATATTGGGATGATTGGGACGATGTAGCAACGGCAGTCGAGCTGATAAAGGAGAGAGATAGCAATGGCTGAAGAAGTCTCAGCATTTGACCGGACAGAGCTTCGGCAAGTTTATAAAGCCTTCTCCTTGCTAGGCGATGAAGCTAAAGCTGAGGCTCGCCAGACTTCTAATAACCTTGCTACTTATCTTCAGCAACAAATTGCCGCCAAAGCTTCTACTCGCGTCAAAGGCCAGCAAGCCATCAATCGAATCGTTAGCGGATCCAAAGTGTCTAAGACCAGCACTACTGGCGAAATTAAATATGGTTTTGCTAGTCAAAGATTTAGCGGTGGGGCTAATACCCAAATGCTATGGGCTGGCTTTGAATTTGGTTCTAATAAATTTAAGCAATTTCCTGCCTACTCTGGCAGACAAGGGCGCGGCTCTCGCGGATGGTTTATTTATCCAACGCTACGCCAAGAGCAGAAGAATATTGTGGCACAATGGACTAGAGCATTTAATAAAATATTAGATAAGTGGGGCATCGGTGGCATCTGATTCAAGAGCCTTAACGCTTAAGCTTTTAGCAGATACGGCTGACTTTCAAAAGAAGTTAGCATCTGGGTCTAAAGATATTGATTCAATTGGCGAGCGCGCAGCTGAATTTGGTAAGAAAGCAGCACTTGCATTTGCCGCTGCTGGCGCAGCTATTGGCGCATTTGCAGTCAGCGCAGTTAAGGCTGCAGCTGAAGATGAAACGGCTCAGCGCAGATTAGCCGAAACTATAACTGCAACTACTGGGGCTACTGCTAAACAAATTGAGGGCGTAGAAGAATATATAAAACAGACTTCTATTGCTATTGGAGTTGCTGATGACGGGTTGCGTCCGGCATTTACCCGTCTAGTTAGATCGACGCAGGATGTTGAAGAGGCCCAGAAGTTGCTCAATCTAGCACTAGATTTGAGTGCAGCAACAGGTAAGCCACTTGAAGCAATATCTAATGCTTTGGGTAGAGCGTATGACGGCAACACTACAGCACTTGGTAGGCTTGGCCTTGGTCTTGATGCAGATATTATTAAAAGCAAAGACTTTGATGCAATCTTCCAGCAATTAACTAGCACATTTGGCAACTTTGCTGAAAATGAAGCAGAGACAACAACTAAGCAGATGGAGCGCGTCAAGATTGCTCTTGATGAAGCCAAGGAATCTATTGGGGCAGCTTTGCTGCCAGTTGTCCAAGAATTGACTGCTTGGATATTGGAAAACTTTATTCCGGCACTTGAGGCATTTATCTCAGGCTTGACTGGAAGCGGTGGGCTTGATGAATCGCTAACTGATACTCAAAAGACAGCAGTTGAATGGGGCAAAAAGGTAAGAGGCTTTATCAATACAGTTATTGATCTTAAGGATGAGCTTTTTCTAGTCGCTGGAGTATTAGCAACAGTATTCGTAGTAAGCAAGATAGCGGCTGGAGTCCAAGCGACTATTCTACTGATCCAAGGGTTAGTCGCTGCTTATGTTGCTTTAAGAAACAGCGCGGTAGCCGCTGCCATTGCATCTCGATTTGCTTTGAATCCGTTGGCTGGTCTAGCGACTGGTGCAGCCGTAGTTGCCGCAATTATTGCTGCAGTTAAATTATTTGATAATCAAGCAGCTACTGCTGGCGCTCTGACTTACAATCAACAAAGAGAAGCGCAAATCGCAGCAGCAAGTGAGACTGGTGGCGGTCTAAGTTTATCAGGCAGATTAAGTGCTGGCGGTGGCCTGACTACAGGCGGCAAAGCTGCTGGAAGTAATGTAGCAACCGCAACGGCCACCCAGACTTTAATTGAGCAAGTCAGCGAAGCAAATTTTATTAAGAGAACTGCAGGCACAGGCTCATTTGATGTTGCTGGTTTTAGAAGAGGCGAAGAAGCGGACAGGGTTACTATTAATGTAAATGGTGCTATTGACCCAGCATCAACAGCTAGACAAATAGCAGATCTTCTAAATAATGAAGCTTCAGTATCTGGCTCATTTACTAATCTAGGAGTCAGTCGATTCGCAACTAGGGCAGAGTAATGTCTTGGACTATTGATCCAACAGTTACCATAAATGGAACTGATTACACTAGCGACTCGCTGAATGGCGTATCAATCAATAATGGCCGCTCTACCATTTGGGAGCAGCCCCGATATGGTTATGCAAGCATACGCATCAAGAACGATACCAATACATCTCTAGCCGTTGCGTTAAATGAGCCAGTCGTAATTACAGTTGATAACTTTACTGGCACTCCGACCACAGTATTTACTGGCAAAGTATCTTCAATAAGCAATTCGGTGCAAGCAATAGGATCATCAGCCAAAGTAGTCATTTCAACAGTAACAGCGGTAGGCCCGTTAGCAGATATGGCCCGAGTAATTACTCATACAAGTAATTGGCCTAAAGAATATGATGACGATAGGTTAGATAGAATAATTACAGACTCAGGGGTTGCAATAGATGTTATTGATACTCCGGGAGTTTATGAATTTACTACGGCAGCAGCCAGTCCGACCGATTGCTATTCAGCTGCCGCCTATTATGCTGGAATGGCGTTTGGTTACATTTATGAAACGACAGCTGGAGAAGTCGGCTATGCCAATGAATCTAGGCGAACGTTAGAAGCTGCAACTTACGGGTATTTTAATATTCCGACCAATGTCATTTTAGGCAATAGTATAACTTCTGAGATAAATACTAATAACCTTATTAACGATGTTCTTTTAGAATACAAAGCCAATGCCACAGTTACAGCCACTAGCGCGTCATCAATAGCTGCCTATGGCCTTAGGGCAACGGACATTTTGACGGAATTAGAAGATGGCACAGAAGCGCAATTTCAAGCGGATAGGTATATCACCCTACGATCCACCCCCGAGACAGTCCTACAAAGTTTCACAGTCCAGCTAAATGCTCCAGCAATAACTAGCACAGTCTTAAATGGCCTTATAGCCGTTTATATGGGCAAGCCGATAGAAGTAAGCGCGTTTCCGAATGGGATATATAACGGCATATTTAAAGGCTTTGTCGAGGGTTGGACTTTAAGCATAAGCCAAAATACGGCTACCCTAAATCTTAATGTTACAAAAAACACCTTAAGCATTACCCCGACTCGCTGGCAGGATGTCGATGCAGCTCTTATATGGTCTGCGGTGGATCCTGCGGTAGAATGGGCGGACTTTGAGTAGGAGATTAAATGGCATTAAGCCCAAATTACAGCTGGCCTGAGCCAGATAACTCTGATTTCGTCAAAGATGGCGCAACAGATATGAGAGCGCTTGGCGATGCCATTGACGCAACAGTTTATTCAATTGACCTAATTGTCGAAAGCTTAATTCACCCTTTTCTCTTGATGGGAGCATAAATGGCAACAGCATATAAAATCCTCGGACAAAGCGCACCTGCTGCGACTACTGAAGTTGATCTCTACACAGTTCCAGCAGCAACCGATGCAGTCGTTTCTACTGTAACAGTAGCAAATCGAGGAACTGCAAGCGGCACTTATCGAATTTATGTTTCACCTGCAGGAGCTGCCACCGCCAATGCAAATTATTTAGTTTATGATGCTTCTCTGCAAGCTAAAGCAACCGTTGCTTTGACCCTAGGTATTACTTTAGATGCTACAGATGAGTTAAGAATATATGCATCAACAGCAGATTTTTCTTTCAATGCTTTTGGAAGCGAGTTAAGTTAATGTCTATTAATTCAATTGGCTTGACAGGCGAAGACTATCAATTAATTTCCTCTGTTACACCTACTGCCGCCACTTCAACTGTAAGTTTCACTTCTTTAGGCTTACACAAAAAGTTTCTGCTAGTGGTTGCTGATTGCGCCAATGCAACGGCAGGTCGAACTTCAGTAAGACTAAACAACGATTCTACTTCAAAATATTTAAATAGCGTTGCTGAATGGGTCTCATCAGCAAGTACGCTCAATGTTGAATTAAGCACACAATTTAGATACGGAACTGCAACTGGCACAACAAATTTACACGCCGCTTACTTAATTGAAAATTGCGACACAACGGGTGCAAAGCTATTAACCAAAGGATTTACAAGGTCTGGGACTGCTTATCAAATAAATCAATTTGGAATTTATGTCGGGACGGCAGTTGTAAGCCGAATTGATTTTATAACAACCACAACATTTAGCGCAACTGGAACTGTCTATTTATACGGAGTTAAATAATGAGACCAACAGTAATGGAAATAAACACAACAACAAATAAGATTGAAAATCGAGAAATGACTGATCAGGAATATGAAGTTTATTTAAAAGACCAAGAGGAATCGGAACTTGGCCAGACTCTGTAGCGCTGGGGTTCAGTTAAGAAAGCAAATTGATGACGATTATCCTGATCGCGATAGGAAGTCTGATGGCTGGATTGCTGACGCTAGGCATCTTGCTAAAGGCAATTCTGACCATATACCAGACGCTCGAGGAATCGTTAGAGCTATAGATATTGATGCTGATCTATCAGCTCACAAAGAAGAGGCTTATGCACTAGTTGAGAAGATTCGCAAGTTAGCTAAGAAAGGTGATAAGCGAATCAAATACATAATCTACGATGAAAAGATTATGAGTCCGATACTGGGTTGGAAGCGGCGTAAATACAACGGCGCTAATCCCCACCGGTCGCATTTCCATATTTCATTTACAACTTTGGGAGACAAAGATGGCAGTTATTTCAACCTCGAAGGAGAAGCTAATGAGCGACTTAAAGAAAATGGCAGAGAGCTGGGCAAAGACATTCCTAGCAACGGCGCTAGCGACCTACCTAGCGGTGGGATTCCAGCCAGATGCAATTGCCAACGCAGCTCTAGTATCAGTCTTGCCTAGCATAATTAATTGGCTCAACCCTAACTACGAGCGTTACGGCAAAGTTCGGTAATGGAAGCAGCTTCCGTTGCAGCCTTTATTGCGTCGGTATTAGGATCTATCGGGTTACTAATTGCTGGCTTGCGCTACATAATTAAATTGGAGAATATTCCAATAGTGTCGCGCCTTGATAAAATGGAGTCTCAGTTAGAATTGGCCCTAGCGAGAGGGGTCAGAAATGGCAACGCGAAAGCGCGTAAGTAAGAAGCGACCTAAGAGGCCTAGAACTACTAAAGAGACGCCTTTAACAAAGCTTGATTTCTGGGCTATAGCTGCTAATGAAGTTTATAGAGCTTGTCGCAAAGCAGGAATGGATGAGGGAACTGCCTTGGCTTTTGCTATGGATCGCAGCTCTTACCCCGATTGGATAGTTGATCCGAAAGACCCCATCAAGAATCCGCTTGATGACTTTGATGAGGATGACGACTAATTTACATCCGCGAGGTTGAGCTCTTTGAGGCCCTTAAGTCGCTTTATCCAGACTTGACGCCTTTATCAGCCACCGACCGAGCAGATGGCGTAACCCATAACGCATTTTTGGAGCTTAAATGCCGTAGGACTCATTACGACACTTTGTTGATTGAGAAGAAGAAGTGGGATTATCTGGCCGATATAAGGGCTAGAACGGGCTGTAAGACCCTTTATATTAATGCCACCCCTCAAGGGGTGTATCAGTTCGATTTAGGGGCTATAAACGAGCCTGAGTGGGTTTTAAAGCGGTTGCCTATTACTACTGACTTTGGCAACAAAGAGACTAATGAGCGACTAGCTGGCTATTTAGATATTCGACTCGCCGACTTATTACTTGTCTAAATCGATTTACGCCCTTAATCTATTTACCTAAATCCATTTAGGGTTTAGAGATTAGGGAGCAAAATGCTAAATAATGAAGATGATACAGATAAGCAAATTGAATTAGCTGAGGAATTAGCTATGCAAATTAATATTTGCGGTGTAGATGAAGATGGCGTTGATTTGCTGACAATATTAGATGCTTTAGCCTGCGGCGGATTGGCTCTAAAAGAAGGTATTGGCGTTGCTACTGCGGCTTATTACAGAGTATTAAAGCCTAATGCAGACCCAAAACTTATTGCATTGGCCGCGCAACGCCTAGGTCAATCGGTGGTGCAAAATGATAAATAAAGTAGCTCTAATTCGATTCGATTCTCAAGCAGGGGCTTGGACTGATGAGACAAATTGGGTTAAGGGATCAATAATAAGACGATTTGCTAAAGAGCGGATGGGCAAAAAGCAGCTGCGAGGCCGTTTATCTAAGGCTGAAATCTCTGCATATTGGTTGGATAAATATGGGGTGAGTGCAGATGTTGCCTAATTTATCTGATGAAACAGTAGTAGGAATAGTTATTGGCGTTCCATTTATCGGCCTTTACATCTGGGGTTTATTTACTTCAGCCAAAGCCAAAGCTTTTAATGAAGGTTATAAGAGAGGCAGGGCAAGTGTCCGATACACAGAGATCATTAAGTGAGTGGCTTGACGATGCTGGTTCTACCTTATTCGACAGGGGCATTGAGTATGGCGACCCGAGGCACAATTTTCTACGCATTTACAAAATCGCATCAGCTCTCGGTGTTCAGCTCAGAGACCCATCTGAACTGGCGCTTATTGCTATTGCGACAAAGCTCTCAAGAATGGTGGAAAGTCCAGAGCGCGAGGATTCGTATCTCGACCTCATTGGATATGCCGCTATCTTGGCTAGATGCCGATTTGCTACACCAGAAGATTGGGACGACATTGAGTCTGACTCGCAATCATAATAAGAACCAATACTGCGATTACTGCAAATATCGCTGGGGA